AATAATTAGTTGCTGGTTGTAGACCACTAGCTCTAAATTCAACATTTCTTGATCTCATCTTATTATTTGGAGATGAGCTAGAAACCAAATTACTAATATATGAATTTTCCCATTTACTCTGTGATCTTAAGACAACTCCAGATTCTGGATTAAGTGTTCTAGCCCAAGTATCGGAAGATGGTGTTAATTTAAGTGATCCATTATAATTAGCAACTCCAAATGGATTAACATCTTGCTGTTTTGTTGCAAAATTTTGTGATAAATTAGTCCATTCAACTTCAGAATAATTTAATGTTACTAGATCTCCAGTCTTTTTAACATTTGTATCCAACAAACTCTGATCTACGGCAAAATCAGCACTATCAGAGTCAATTGATTGATTTAATGCAACTCTAGATTTTAATGAGTATAAAGAAAGATCGGATCTTACTTCCTGGTTTTGTGTATCAACAGAAACTTTAGCATCTGGATTTTCAATATCAATAAAATTAGTATCTTTAAAATTATCAACAAAGAATCCAGATTTAAATCTACTTAAACCATCAGAATCTTGAATCTGCAATGATTTAGTATCTAATTCTAAAACAGTTAATGAAGTTAATTTCTCAACATTCTCTAACCGATCTTCTAACTTACGAAGATCTCTCATCGTATATCTCTTATTGTCTATAAGAGATAATTGTACATCACTAGGATTATAAAGATATGCTGGTAATTTAATAGTTGCTATATCCATCCCATCCTGAATAGATGATGGTGATTTTGGATTTAATGCAGATACTCCTTGTATTACTTTTAAATCTCCAGCAGAATTGAGAGTTAATTTATCTATTCTTGGTAGATAATAAGAATAACCAACAAAAGAATTAACATTAGGAGCAATCACTAAAGTTGGATTGATTCCAGCAGTTGAGAAATTTCTATTATCAAAAGCAAAAGGGGAAGATGTTGTACTATTAAAATCTGCAACTCTTGGTCTAAAATCAAGAACATCTGATGCCCTACCACCCTTTAATACTGGTAAATCATCTTTATATCTCTCATTATCATAACTATCAACAGTATAAACATCACCCGTATCATTATTAGGTACAGTATAATGATTGTGGATAACTAAAAGCCTTCTAGAAGGAACACTAGCTCCAGGTTTTCTAACAATACGAGAATAATCATAATATTGTTCTCTTTGCCCTTTATCTAAATTATACTCATATGTTTTATCAGTATAATTTCCTTTAGTTATTACAGAAATAGCACCTTTAATTGATGATTCTTCAAATCTAACAGTTTCATTAACAGCAAACTTATTTGAATTTAAATAAACAAATTCAACTTCTGTTGATGAAGATCTAGTAACTATTTGACCAACTGCACCAGTTGAAGCTCCAATAATTTTTTCTCCAAGAACCGATTGAGTATCTAAATTAAGTCCAGAAGTAAATGATAATTTATCTAATGTAACAGAAGTAGCATCTAATGCTTCATAAACTGCTACTACCTTGACAACATCAGGGACATTTAAAGATATTTCTTCATCTTCAACTCTCAATCCATAAAAACCATTAACACTCATTCCACTAATTGCAGAAGAAATTCCAGAATTTGTTAGATTAATTTCCTTCTTTGTGCTCCTAGTATAATTCTTTTTCTTATTAGTCGCGCCATTCTTCTTTAAAGTTGTATTAACTCTAACATTACTTGATGCAGTTAATCCACTAATTTTTAAAGTATTTAAATTATTTTCAAAAGTAACTTGACCTGAATTCAAAGGTTCAACTAAACCAGATTCATAATGTACGGAATATTTTTCTGCGGAATAAGAATCAAAATAAGCACTTGAAATGCCAGTAATATCAGATATACTAATAGAAAGATTTCCACCCGCATCCGTTGTATGTTGTGGAGACCTACTTGCCTGAACCCATGAATTAAGATTTGAACCTGATAAATCTACATTTGATATATTATCCTTTTCTAATTTTGCATATAAAGATGCTTTATCTTCATTTAAAAATTTGGGATAGACTATTTTAAATGTTCCTTTATAATCATTACCAGCTATGGGAAGAGCACCATTCAAATGATCATCTACACCTGTTACTGCAGTAAGAGTCGCTGTAAGTCCATCAGATGAGATGGTGTCAAGTTTATTATAAGTTGGAATACCATCTCCTGCTGGAGTATATCTAAGAATAGCATCATTTCTTATGCCAGTAAAATTTCTTCCAGTAACTGTTGCAATTCCAGCATTATTAATCTGAATTGTATCGTTAAGACTAAATCCTTTTGGTGTTTTTGGTATTAAAACAGAATCTGCAGTAAATGATTTAGTTAATCCAGATACCCCTAATGCCCCTGCATCTTGGAATACTGACTTAATATCTTCTGTAGTATATTCATTAATACTTTCAATTGTTCTAGAAACTTCCGTAGTTCCATTAATAGAAATTTGCTCGCCAACTTGGAAAGATCCAGAAGTTTGATATAGAGTAAAGGTCTTATTGCTATTGGTATGAATTGTATATCCACTAGCACCACTACTCAAACCTTTAATATGAGCATCCTTTGTTAGAACAGTATTAGCATTTGCAACCAATTCTGTATAAGTCTGAACATCCCAAAGATATAGATCCCAATTTGTAGATCCATCAAGATAAGGAGCATCACTCAATCCAAATGAATATACTCTAGCTCTACCAATAGTTGTTCCTACTCCAATATCAGGTGTGGCTGATGCTTTTCTCTGATTATTTAAATATATAACATCATTATTATTGACACCTCCAGATGGAGTTCCAGATACATTATCAACTTTAATCAAATTCCCCATTTCAAATGGAATTGGCGTAGAATCTACTTTCTTAGTATCTCTAGGCTTATTTACATCTAGTATTGTAGTAACAGATTTTTCAACATTAAAACCTTTAACATATGCTGATCCTGGAGAAATCTTTACCGCCAAAAGATCTTCTGAAGGAACATTTCCTTGATCTGTTAATTGAGTTGAATAAAAGATTCCATTAGAATTTATTCTATCATTAAGAGAATCACTAGTTTCAACATCAAACTGATCTACAGCATAATTTCCGGATTCTTCATATGTTCTTTTCGCAAAATATTCTTCTAGTAAAGAATAATCATCAGTGTCTTGTATTTTCTTAAGTACACCATTAGATAATCTTAGGATTTCTACAAAATTCTTATCATCACTATCAGTTAATTTCTTTTTAGAAAGAACTGCAGAAATTTTTAATCTATCTGCTCCTGGTGCAGCAAAGTTAGAAAAACCTCTAGCATTATCATATAAACTATTATCCTCTTGAGCATCTACTAAAGACTCTGTAATAGATAATCCAACTCTATATGATGGAGTATTTGTATATTGATCTAGTATAAGAGTGTCATCAGTAACAGTAACAAAATGCCCTCTAATAAAATATATTCCTTGAGAAAGAGATACTGAAGATGCAGTTGACGTTGCATTCAAACTAATTAAAGTCGAAAAAGTATCTCCTGTAGATATTGTAGTGTTGCCGTATGTAAGAGGTTCTTCAAGAAGTAAAGTCTCACCATCACTAAACTGGCTAGTTACAAAACTAGAGTCTGCACTTGTATACTTTACATATAATGTATAATCATCAGTTTCTGATTGTACATTAGTTACTACATTCTGAATAACTGCAGAAAGTTGGGAAGTTTGCCCTTTTATCTTTTTACCAATTAAGCTTGTAAGATAAAGACCAACACTTAATCCTAAATGTGTGGGATTAATCTTAACAGCATAATAAGATGAATTATATGTTACATTACCTGGAATAACTACAGAACCATCTTTAAAGATGTGACTGCCAAATGATTCAATTTGATTTTGTAATATTGACTGAAGAGATGTCAGTTCTCTAGATTGAACCGGAAACCCCGGTTTAAAGAGAACCCTATGATAATTATCATTCTGATTAAAATCATCATAATATGGATCTATATTAAGATTTGTTTTTTGTGACATCTTTAGAATTCTAGTATGATTTTAATGTCTTCCTTTTGTCTAGGATTTCGAGAAACTCTAGGTCTATTATCAAGGTAAATTATTTGCCCTGATCCTTTATTTATCTCTCCAATTGCAATGCCATCTGTAAATTGAGTAGCCAAATTTACTTGCTTAGTTGTAGAAACAGTTGTGGTAATTCCAGTGAAAGATGAATCAACAGCTCCACTAAAGTTATTAGATGAAGTTATTGTTCCTCCATTTGCACTAAAACCAACAACAGTTGTTTCAGAAACAATAGATTTGGAATCTTTTTGGTTATAAGAAAGTGGATTATAATATAATGATCGGTCTTGATAATACTTTAAAACTTTTGTCGCACTATCATAAGATGCAATATATCCAGTAGCAGTTCCAACACCAGATACAGTCTGATAAATTCTATTTCCAACAGCTGCATCAGTTGGGTTTGCTACACTAGTTAATTTTACTCCACCTAAATTTGAGAATTGATTCTCATTAAAAATTGATGAAGCAGATCCTGTTTGAGTCGGATTCTTTAAAATACCTATTTGAGCAAATCTTGTATCTACTGGAAAATCTTTAGTAGAATCATCAAAACGAGCATATATTAAAACTTTATCCGAACCCAACTCATTATAAACATCAAATCCATGTCCTCTTGATGGTGGGATAATAGGAACCAAATGTGCAAATTGAGTTGCTCCAGAATTAATTGTTGATAGATTAACTCTACCCCAAGAATAATCTTTTCCTCCAGCAGAAACTACTGCTTTTGTAATTTTATTATTTGTAGTTGTAACAATTACTTTTCCACCTTGACCATCACCAACAATATCAAGTTCCGCATCAGTGCTGTTATAACCAGCTCCTTGATCCTGTATATAAATCTTTTTAATTTGATTTTCATTTATTAATGAATCACCATTCTCTCTAACTGACTGAATTTGAGCATTAGTAGTGCCTAACCAATCATTTGGAAGAGGAATATAATCAATGGAGTCGAATTTAATAATATCACTTGGAGATACTGTAAACAGATACTTCCAAACATAACCATCATTACTTTCACCAGCCCTTGATGGTTCAAGGTCAATAAAAGTTGGTTCATCTGAAGAAGCCT